TGTTAATGTATAGTGTCCAGTTTTAACACTTACGTTTCTAATGAAAGAGTCAGCGTCAAGAGTTCCAGAAACATTAAGATAATTGAAGAAACCAGAAGGAAGAGTAGCAACGCCAGTTAAATTCGCGGCGTTTCTATAATACGTCGAATCATTTCCATCTAAAAGATCTGAATCAACAGCTTTTCCTGTAATTGAAAGTTTTTCAGCTTCTAATTCATTGATTGCAGCTTGAACATTAGTTGAAGAAATTCCGCTGTAAGGAGTATTAACAATAATTGAAGCATCTGCTTGTTTATTTCCCCAAAGACCAGAGCCGCTGTTATAAATTAAGAAATCGTTGTTAGCTAAACCAGTAATTCTTACATCGTGAATTTCATTTAACTCAGCACCGTTTTGAACTTTAACATACAACTGACCATTGCCATTATTAGCTTTTGCTACGACACCAATAAAAACAAGATGACTTGGCGCGAGTGCTCTAGTAGCGGTAAAAGTGCCGGGTGTAGAGCCTAGCCAAACAGAATCGCCAGCTTGATAACTTCCAAGAGACAATCCTTCAACAACACCATTGGACATTACAAATCCTCTTCCGTTCGGAGCAATAGATTCTAATACAACGCCTAATGTTTTGCTTGATGTAGCTTCAGTAGCATTAGAAGCTCTTTTTACAGAAGCGCGATCACCTTGAGCGCCAAATAAGTAAACAACTTCACCTTTATTAAGAGTTGTAGCTTCTGCGTTCGATACATAAGAAACAGAATCTTGACCAACTTGAAGAACTACGTTTCCGCCTTTTAATCCAAGGTCAATTGTTCCATCATCTTCGTTCCATTTTAAACGAGAAGGAACAGATCCAAATGTTGTTCCAGTATGGAAATCAACATAATCAGTATGAGATACTGCGCCGCTAAATAGACCAGTAAAAACGCCACTTAATACTACATTTCCTGTAATATTACTTCCATCTCTAAAATAAGAGCTATCATACCCATCTAAGAGATTAGAATCGGCAGCTTTACCAGTAATTGAAAGATAATTATTCGGAAGATCTAATAAACCAGTAATATCATTTGTGATTCCTGTTGTATCAACAAATATATAGCCAGTTAAGTTACCAGCATTTCTGTAATAATCAGCGCCAGTTCCGCCAAGTTTTGCGGAATCTGCGGCTTTACCAGTTAAGCTAAGATAAAGACCACTTAAATTTAGATCGCTAACAACTCCAGTAGCATCTGCTACTGAGAAGTTTACCTGCGTACCTGATTGAGAACCTAAGTAGTATTTACCCATGTTATTATAGTTACCTTAATCCGATAACTAGATTTACAGTTAAATTGAGCATAAAACGAACTATATTTTAACCATTTACGGCTAAAACATAGCTGCTATATAAACTCAACCTAACTTATGGGGTTGGAGCTGAACCAGAAGGAGCGACACCAGTATCCCAAGGCATTTTGATTTCTACTGGATCGCTCTTAGCGAGTTGCTTGGCGATTTGCTCGTTAACGTGCTCTTCGTAGCTGCCAGTTACGACAGATTGAATCCACGCGATAACATTAGCTTCAGTAAGACTTTCAAACGCGGCGAATTCTCCAGCAGGAGTATTTGCGGTTGTGAAAGGAGTAGCGCCAGAGAATTCTCCAACGTTACCATTTTCGTCTGTACCGATTTTCTTCCAGTAGGTTTGAACGATAGCGTTTTTGTTTGCGCCTTCATCTTTTACCTTGATACCTGTTACTTTCCATGTATATGTGATAGCCATAAATTTATATATTTTAAATTAGTTTTTAGTGTTTTCCAGCACTAAAATGCGGTCTTTTAGTGATTCGATAGTTGCTTGCTGTTCTTTGATCGCTTCGATGAGAAGAGCTGTGATATTTCCGTAATCAACGCTCTTAAATCCATCCGCATTTTCGCAAACTACTTCGGGTAAAATTAGCTGTACTTCTTGAGCAACGACGCCGACCTTTCGTTTTTGTCTGTCTTCTTCTTTGACACAATCATCAGTTCTGAAATAAGTCACACCACGAAGAGCAAGGGTTTTCTCAAGAGCGTTTTCTATAGTACATATGTCACGTTTAATACGAGCATCTGAGTAAGCAGTGATGTTGCCTGTAGCGGTGACATTGCCGCCGCTAGTTAAAGATAATCTTCTGGCACTATTCCACTGAATAACAAAATCTCCACCATCCACGCCACCACTTCTGGTCATACCAAGCCTCCAGTGGTCGTTATACCAACCATATTCGTGACCAGAAACTAGGTTATCTGTGGTGTATGATGAAGGCATAAAGGTGGTAATTTCCCTACCTTCACCAGCAGTGACGCTTATTGTTCCTGTAAATGTTTTTGTGCCCGCAATACTTTGATCACCAGTGGTATAAACACCATTTGTTACTGTTGACGCATTACCAGAGCACGAAGCTGAACTCCCTGTAATATTAATACCCCAATTTCCGCTCGCGCTGCCACCCGTTCTTGTTGGAACGTCCAGAACCTGTCTAAAATTAGCTGGTGTGTAGTAACGTATATATCCGTCGCTAGAGGCGTAAACCCGATCTATTGCAGTCGTTCCATTATCACCAGAATCAGTATTAATCCAGCCCGCTTGAATGTATCCGCTACCATCAGTTCTTACAACTTTATTCGCTTCATTATTTCTCCCAGTATGAACATTTAGTCCATAAGCAGTAGAAGCATTACCACTAAGACTCCCAGAAAATGTAGATGCAGTAACGGTACCAGGAAAACTTGTATTTCCTGATCCATCTAATAAGGTTGCTGTTCTTACTAAAGAAGAGAAGACTCCAGTATATTGTCTTACATAAATAGGCTCAGTTCCGTCATCGGCAGTTGCTATTTCCGCAAAACCAGAGTTACTTGAAGTGCCTCCGACCAATATTCTAAATTGGTCGTTATCAGCCATATTGCCACGGACCAATTCGGTGCTACTTGTTCCGCTTACGCTAGCAACGACGCTAGTTGCTGTAAGCGTAGTTAAGCCGCCAGCGCCTTGAGCACCAGTAGCGCCTTGCGAACCATTTGTACCATTTGTGCCGTTCGTTCCATTAGTTCCGCTTGTTCCTTGTGAGCCGTTAGTTCCGTTTGTACCCTGTGAGCCAGTTCTTCCTTGAGTTCCTTGAGCGCCTTGCGATCCAGTTGCGCCCTGAGAACCAATCGCGCCCTGAGAACCAGTCGCGCCTTGCGATCCTGTTGTTCCTTGCGAACCAGTGATGCCTTGTGTCCCTTGAACTCCTTGAGTGCCTTGCGAGCCAGTGATACCCTGCGTACCCTGCACACCTTGAGTTCCTTGTGGGCCTTGAAGCCCTTGAGTACCCTGAACGCCTTGAGTGCCCTGCACGCCCTGAGTTCCTTGTGGACCTTGAAGACCTTGCGTACCCTGAACACCCTGAGTTCCCTGAACGCCTTGAGTTCCTTGCGGACCCTGAGTTCCTTGCACGCCTTGCAACCCTTGAATACCCTGAATACCTTGCTTACCAGCATCAGCGTTCCAAGTTAACCCATCACTAAACACAGAGATAGATTCATACTGTGGCAAAGAATAAGTATTCGCACCATCAATTTGACCAACTCCAGAAGCATTAACTGTAACAGTTCCAGCTCCTTTATTCTTGATTACAAACTGTCTTCCAGCGTTGCCAGAAGCAGAAATTAAACTAATAGTTTTCGGATCAGAAGAACTTGAAATAACAACGTCGTCAGCAGTAGAAACGGTATAATCAACATACTTGGTTGATACATTTCTAATAAACGAATCAACATCTAACGTACCAAAAACACCAGAAGGTAAATTTGCAGTTCCAGTTAGATTAGATGCGTTTGTATAGTAAGATGAAAACTGTCCGCTTAAGCGAGTTGAACTATAAGCTATGCCACTCTGCGCGTTTAAGAAAACGCCAGTATCAACATCGACGATTTGAAAATCAACTTGTTGAGGACTTGCTCCTAGATAGTAAACTCCCATATTGCTTTATGTTAATTTCAAAATTCATCGCCCACTTATGAAACGACAGCGCTAATTACGCTAGCAGTCCATTTGATTGTGGCGGCGGCTTCGCCTTTAACTTGGAGCTTAAGAGAATCGGTTGTATTGTCGCCATCAACGAACACTTCCCAAGGAGCGTTGCTTTCAGAAGCGAACTTTGTTACGATAGCGTTAGCAACAAGAGCTGTATTGCCAGCTTTGTTAGCGACCAAGCAGTCATAAGACCAAGAAGCGGCTTTAGCGTTTGTTGTGTCGAACGCTGTGATTGTTCCTTTGAAGGAAGCGGCAGAATTGTTTGCGATAGTGACGCGCCCAGATGTTCCGTTCAAGAACATTTCTGTAGTTGCATCGCCAGTAGTTGTGCAGTAAACTGCAAAGTGATCAGATTTAGCTTGAGCAGAACCCGAAACTGTAATACCACCGATAACAAGGTCGTTAGCGGTGCCAGAACCGTTTGTGGTGATGTAATCAAGTGTTACTTGACCAGTGCGAGGATAGAGAACGTCAAGATCAGTTGTTTGAAGACCAAGTCCAGTAATGTGACCGTATGTATCAACCAAACCAGTAAAGCTTTGGATTACGACGCCTAGAGTATTTGTGCTAACTGTGTTAACAGCAGAAGAAGTATCTTCGTGCGAAACAACAATCAGATTTGAACCGTTATCAGTAACGAGAATGCCGCTAGAACCGCTAACAGTAATATCATTTACGTCACCGTTAGAACCTGTGATACGAATGATTGCATCGTTTGTTCCACCAGCAGCGACAGCAAGGTCGTACATGGTGAATTCCGATGTAATCGGCATATTGTAGTATGTCGTGCCATCGTTTGTGAACTGCCAGCGATCAAGACCTTCGTTCCAGCGGAGAGCTGTGTTTGCTTCGGTACCGCGTTCAATTTCAATACCAGCGTTTTCAGTTGGTACTGCGCCAGTAAAGTCAGCGTTAAGAGTAATCAGAGCGTCACCGATGTTTGTTTCGGTTGTGTTGATGTAGGTTGTAGTACCGCTAACTGTTAAGTTACCAGTAATCACTAAGCTACCATCAAGTCTTAAAAGATTTGTGTCTGATTTGTAAGCAGAAACTTTTGTCGCATCATTTGGACCGAAAACAACAGCGTCAGAGCTTTGAACAGAGTTTAGGAAAACAACTGGTCCAGCGTTAACTGTTAATGTATCAGAAGCATCACTACCAAGAGTTACATTGCCACTAGCAACTAAATCGCCACCGATATTAATGCCGTTAGTTGTAGAATTTCCGCTGTTTGTTACGCTTTGTAAATCTCTAGCATAAGATTCGTCAATTAAAGTTCTCAGCAAACCAGACAAGGTATGAACAGAACCTTCACTTGGAGCAGTTGTTGTTACGCCGCTAGCGATTTGATCGCGAACGATAACTGCGGTTTGACCAGTGGCGGTAAGAACGTGGCCAAATGGGTCAAAAGTAAATACAACACCAGTGATAGCAGAACCAGCAGCTGCGGCAACGGTAACGTCAGCTACGCTAGATGTATCATGGTGAGAAATTGTGATTGCGTCGCCGCCAACGGAAAGATCAAGGCCAGTTCCAGCAACTACTTGAACAAAATCATTGAAAACTTGACCGCTAACACGACCAGTTAAATTAATATTTGCTGTACCAGTAGCTGGATTAGAAACGTTAACCTGATAAAGATTACCAGCGTTAATAGAGAGATAGCCAGACAAGCCTGTGCCGAAATCCCATACAGAATCAGATGTTGAAACACCAGTTCCGTTTTCCGCGACTGTTGCGGAAATATCGCGGAAAGCGGCAGAGCCAAGAGTACCAGTAAAATTGGAGATAACGCCTGTGGCGACTCTCAGGTTGTAGTCTTGGCCACTAAAGTAGCCAGAAACACCAGTGGTAAAGTCGAATGTAGCCTTTGTGCTTGGTGCTAAGCCTGTTTGTCCACCAGAAACTGTCTGGTCGATAACATACTGTTTGAGGTCAGCGGCAACAATCGACGCAGAGCCTGTTGTAAAGTTGATTTGATTGCCGACCAGTGAGCCTGTATAGTAGATAGCCATTTTTTAAATTCTCCGTTGTTAAATTATTTACACGATTTTGTTGTTATTTGACTTGTATTAAATCTAAGAATGCGACCCAGTGAATTGTGGTCGCGGCCAAGCCTAAAACGCTGATTTTGAGGTAACCATAAGTTGTATCAGCGTCGATTAACATTCCGCCAACTGCCAACTCATCTGTTATTCCGTTCACGATTGTTCCTCCAACAATTTCCGTGAATCCTGCGCTTATGCCTTTTTTAATTGTGCCTTCTGCATTAAATGTTGATGTTAAACCGGCATTTGATCTTCCAATAACTCTCACTTTAAAGAACCATGAAGTGTTATTAGGCAAAGTTAACTTCTTAATTTGATTTGGAAACGCCAACTCATAAGTTCCAGTTGTTGTTGTTTCTCTTTTGAGAATAAACTCCGAATATTGAGCATCGCCAGCTTGAGAAAAATTGCCATCAGCAGCTGTACGAATTCCACTTAATGAATTATCTGTTCCGCTGCCGAGAAGAAGTGTGCCTGTGACAGATACATTCTTTTCAAAATATACATCATGAGTAGGATCAATTTGATCCGCGAAAATTCCAGTGACGAAATTGTATTGACCACTTGTTAAGTGATAATATTGTCCACCAGTTCCTCCCTGCAAATCAGGAAGAGAGTTATGGTTGAACTGATCTGCTTCAATAATTTGAATTGGACCAGCATCATTACCAGATATAATAATTTCAACTACGTCAGGCATTTTATGAGAGTGATGTTACGCCTGAATCTACTGTGATAGTTCCTTTTAAGATTTTTTGAAATGTACCATTATCAAATTTAACTAAAACATCATACAGCAAACTACCCGGATGTAATGCCGCAGTTTGCGCCGCAGTTAAAGCAAGTTTGATTGAGCCAATACTAGGATTTGTTTTTGTTACCGTAAAAGAAACAAGAGTTGGCGAATAATAATTCTGTTTTATTTCTGCATCAATTGTTGCAGAAGTAAGATTGATTGGTACGCCTCCAGCATCTTTAAGTATCAGGCTAACAGAATAATCTGTATTCGTTTCTATGGAAATGTTGTAGGTAGAAGCAGACATTGTGACAGCGTTCTATTAAATTTACACAAAAAGCGCACTTTTAAAGGTGCGCTTTTGAATTTTAATTAAAACTAGCTTTAGTAGATAACGAAGCCAGTTCCAGTAGCAACCAAACCCATAATGTCGTTGTACATATTTTTATTTACGACTTGAGTTGGTCTTGCTTGGTAAGAATTATAAGCATAAACGAGCTTATTAACTTCTTCCATATGACTCTTAGACAAACTGTGAAACTGTTTGCTCACTTCGTTTGTATTAACGAATACAATAGTGTTGTCTTCGTCTTTAAGAGACAAGATTCCATTTCCAGAGGACGAGCCAATAGATTTAATGACGTTTCTCGACTTCTTTTTGTAGTAGCTCGCCATGTAAAGATGCTTGAGAATATCTTGCTCTTCTTTTCCAAGACTAGCATCTTCACCTGTGAAATTAGTAAAAATCAAGTTGTTGATTTCGCCTAAGTTTGCGGTAATCCAGCCAGAAATAACACTGATATTAGCTTCCGCCGTATCAGCATCAAATTCATAGAAGAATATGCCGCTTGCTACTTGTTCGATATTAGCCATTTAAGATTTTGTTCATAGCGATCTTCTGTTCATCAGAAAATAGCTCTTTTTGTTGGGGTTGTGGAGAAAAATAACTGCGACTTGCAACGTTTTGAGTATCAAACTGCTTCATTAAACGCTTTTTTAACATAGGCTTGCTACCAGATTGGTCGATATAAAGACGACGAGCCAATGCTTGCATTTGCATCTCACTCATCTCATCTAAATTCTCTTCAAAAATAGAGCGATTTGCTGTACCAAAAATATTTACTTCTTTAACGCCCAAAGCGGTTTCTAGTTCACGAATTTTATCACGATATTCCTTAGAGTTCTTATCTTGAATGTTGTTTAAATCACTCATAAGACTCGCTTTTCCTTTAACTTTAGACTGTCCAGTTGATATTTCCATACTAGATGATACCTTACAGTTTACACTTTTCTAGAATATAGAGAATAAAAAAACCCGCCCCTTTCGAGGCGGGTTTTGTAAGAACTATTCTATTAGACGATCTTGCCAACAAGGGCGCGACGGTCAAGAATCATGCGGCCTTCTTCCATCGAGCCGAAATAACCGATCTTATTTTGGCGGATGCTGAATTGGTCGTCGGCAACGAGGGTGAATTCCGAATTGGAATCTGGGTCTGTTGCGACAACACGAAGGAGAGACTCGCGGCTGCGGTCGATACCAACGATGATTTCTTGTGTCGAGCCATCGAATGTGCCAGAGCTTGTGCCATCGGCCTTTGTGTAGGCGGTGGTGTCAGCAGCGGTGTCGAAGATGGTGTTGAACTTTTGGCCTTTGCCCATTTCAATGAATTCCAAGATCGAAACGCCGTAGAAGCTTGGGATACCAGCCGAACCGTAGATAGCGGAGCGCATTTCGTCGGTGGCAGGAATGCCGACCGAAGAAGCTGTGCCGCCAGCGGCAGTGATGCCAGAAACGGTGTTGATTGGGTTATAAGCCATCGAACGGATTTGCTCAACGATTTCTGGGGAAACCAGAATGTCGGTCAAACCAGCGCGAGCGCCACCAGCAGGAGTACCATTAGCCCACGATGTGGAGATACGCTTTGCGAGGGTGAGCAGTTCGTTCAAGTCAGCCAAGAGGAAACGACCAGCTTGGTTAGCTTTTTGAACGTGCTGCTTGCTGTTTGTCGAAGCTGCGGCGAGAGCGGCCATTACCAGCGAGGCAGAAGTGCGTTCTTGTTTCAAGAGAACTTCTTGAGCCATGCGGGTGAAGGTTTTCGCTACAACGTCCATACGATGTTTGGCGGCGTACTTACGGTCAAACGACAGAGCGCTGTCGAGGCTGTAAGTAGCAACTTTCAATTCGGATGTGGTTGGGAGAACTTGATTGGTTGGGAGACCACCAGCGACTGACTGAGAATATACTGTGATATAGTCTTCGTCATTGATGTCGAAGTAGAGGTCGAGCGGGATGCTAGGATTGTCATCGGCGTTGAATGGCAGAGTTGTGAACAAGTTGCTCAGTGTAGGAGCGTTGTTGATAACTTCTGCAAGTACAGGCCCAATGAATGAGGCGAGAGCAACTTGCGCGTCGTAAGCGACGGTGCGGTTGCGGCTAGCCATAGCTTTGATAAGCTCAATCTGTTCTGGTGTGCGCTTTAATGTGATTTTCATTATAAATTTTTTCCTTTTATATTTTATTGTTCAATTACATACGCAGACCGATAACAGCGAAACCGCCGTTGAATTGATCAGCAACACCGTTAAGAGTTGTGCGTGAGCCTGTGCCGAGAACGAGGCCGAGGTAACCAGCATCGCTGTGAGCGCAGCCAGTAACTTTGCCGCCATTGGCGGAAAGTTTGAAACCAGAGCCAACTGTGAGGGTACCGTCGATGGCGTTAGCGCCGAGCGAGAAGATACCACGAGTAGCGACTGGAACAGCTTGACCAGGGAGAACACACATCAGCTCTTCCGCTTTTTGGCGGTAGTAGAGAAGTTTTTCGCCGTTTTCATCTGTTTTGGCAGTTTGACGGAGGGTGAGTCCGAGGCAGTTTGTGAGGTCGCCAGAGGCGGCAGGTGTAACCTTGAGGTTAACCTTTGGATATTGGGCAGCGCCGATGTGTGGGTAATCGGTTTTGCCGAGGTATGAGTCGGAAGCGTATGAAACAGGATCTAAGTCAAAGTTACCTGCGGAAACTTTAACGAAAACACCTGCGTCACCGCTGCCAACGCCTGTTGTGCTCTCGTTAACGGCAGCGTCAACAAGGGCGTACATATTGACCACGTCAAACTCATTGAGTTGACGGAATGGTAAGAGACGAATAGCCATATTGTTTTCCTTATTATATATTTACTTGATTGTTATTATTTAGAATAGCTTACGCTAATGTTTTCACGCGAAAAAGCTTGTGCAAACTTATCGCGGAAGTTGATTTCGACAGATACAGAGCTATCTGGCGCGGTGTTTGTGGCAACAGCGCTTTCAAGAGCGGCTGTGATGTCAGGTTTCTTGTCTTCTACCTTTGTTTCAACAACGGTAGCGACAGAAGCTTTGCTGACTTCTTTAAGACGAGCTTCAACTTGTTCAGAAATCTTCTTTTCGATTTCAGCGGCTTGCGCCTTGATGAAGTCCTTGCTTTTGTGTTTCCATACAACACCAAATTTTTCTTTGTAAGAAGCAAAAGCTTCCTCAACGGCTTCAAGAGCTTGAACTTCGCCGATAATAACCTTGCGGTCTTCGTCAGAGAGTTCGTAAGCAGCGTCAAGTTCGCTAACGCGAGCATTGAGGCGAGCAACGGCTTCTTCTTGAGTTTTTTGTTCTTTGATTTTGTTTAATTCTTCTTGAGTAGCAGCTAAAGAAGCTTTCATTTGTTCAACAGAAGCGAGAGTTTCGTCATAAAGCTTCTGAGCTTGTTCTTTAGCGGTTTTCTCAGCAGCGAGTGAATCGCGGTATTCTGTGTCTTTTTGCTTGATAGCTTCTGTGAATTGGCTGGTCATTGAAGCGACAGCTTCTTCACCGAACTTTTTCTCAAGAAGAGCACTCTTGAGTTCTACGATAAGTTTTTCTAAGTCCATATGGTTTATATTTTTTACATTTTTTATATCTAAAATGGAATTTGATTTTTTATTCTCTAAGAACGCCATCACCTCGTGACGATAATCTTTTGACGCATTTTGCATCTCTAAATCTTGCTGTTCTCTCTCTGAAAGTTCCTTTTCGTAATCTTCAAAAGAAACTGAAACATTAGAATCAAAAGCCGCTACGCCATTAACTTGCGCGGCTGGATTTGTGGTGAATCCTCCTCCTAGCGGATAGATTTCTCCAACAATAACTCTGTTAATCATTGTGCCGTCCGACAACCTTCCGTTGCCGCCTCTGCTCTTTAAATATTTTGAATATTCCGCAACAGTTTCTGGATCAGTAATGATGTCCGCTTCTTTTAAATTCTCACTTCCAACGGCCAAATAATAATTAGTAAAACCAATCTCCCAACTTGCAGAAATTGAGTTTTTGAATGAATCAGTAGGGTCAGAATTGCGAATCATCAAAGAAGTAAATGACGAATCAACCGTCTTATACACAACGCCAGCAACTGATAAATAAAATGGGTCTAACGTTTTGCTAGCTTCAGCTTCGCTCATTGTCGAGTTATCGCTTAATCTGTTAAAACCGTAATTCGTAATATGGCCAATAACTCTTTTCTTGTTATGCTCAATATTTAGATACTTGTTTACAAATCGTTTAGCAATTTTCGCAGCAGTCGCCCCAGAAATACTGTCGCCATTATGGTTAACCATGTTTGGCACAGCTAAGTTAAAAGATACGCCTAATAAATCAGGATTATCTTCAAAATTAATGTTTGGAGACAGCTTTTTCAGCTCGTCTAGTGAGGCTTTTGAAATCTGAAAATCTTTACTATCCGCTTTGTGACAAGCGACAGAAATATTGTCTAATTTCGTCTTATACTTAAACGCCATGAATTACTTTACAGCAGAATGATAGAAAATAGCCGCAGAATATTCGTCTAACAAAAATTCATCAGCCGCATCTATGATTTCTTTCATTGGCTTGAGCGCTTCGATCTTGTTTAAATCTTGCACGCAAGCTTGCAAGGTAGTTGTCCACTCTTCTTTGTTTGTCGCAGCAACAACTTTCTTACATAAGTCAATTACGCTAGATTTTTGCTGATCGTTTAAGTTTTGCACTCCAAACTTTTGAGCAGTGAACGTTTCAGAAGCTTTCATAAAGGCATCAATCGCATAAACAGTAGATTGAATGTCAGATGTAGAGGCTTTTGACTTTGTTCCTAGTGGTCTGCCAGAGGTAGAGTTCTTTGGTTTCGCTGTTGGTGTTCTAGAGATTTTATTAACTGGCTTTCCAACAGCAACAGGAGCGGCTGGCTCTGGGGCGTTCGGATCTTCTGTCATTGGAACGCCTCCAACAAGAGGATTATAGTGTCCTTTCTTTCTATCTTCTACAAGCCTGTTTTGCGCTGGGCTCAATTCTTCTGGAGAAGGCAATTTGCCATTGTTCATAGCTTCAATACCTTGCTCTGGAGTAATAATCGAGAGTTCCATCAAACGACTAACTGTACGCATATATTGAATCTCGTCCTTGAGATCAATTTCCTTAAATTTAGCAGTAGGATAAGCCTTAAAGCCTAAATCTTTTGAGATGCGAATAATTTCTGGTTGGAGAATATCGCTCAAGAAGCAGTTGCGAGCTTCTTTCAAGCGTTCCATAAAGAAGCCAATCTTTGCGGTTTGCCCATTGTACTTGTCGTCACCAACAAGAACGTTCATCAAGCCTTCTTTAATATCTTGATTAAGAATTTTGTACTTTTCTTCGCCAACGACTTTCTTTAAATCAGGAATAACGAATTCAGCTTTTGTTGTATGGTCAGAAACGAGAACTCTGCCAACGCTTTCGTTCATAAACAGCGATTGCATAGCTGCCATGTTTGCTGGATTGATGCCGCCTTGATCGGGAGGCGCGCCCATAGTGATGAGAAGCAGCACGTTCTCAACTGTGCGAGAAATAGCTTGGTCAATATGCTTTAATTCCAATTTCGCGTTAACATCTTCCATGATTGGAAAGGTAAACGGAATTGCGAACGGCTCATAATCTTGTTTCTTGTAAAAAGAGTAGAGCAAAAATTTTGGATCTAGCTTCATCTTTAATCCGTCTCTGAAAAAAGCTTTGTCTTTAATCTTCTTCTGCATATCAGGAGGAAGAGATTTAAACAGCTCTCTATCAGCATCGTCCTTTGGATTCTTTAGTCTTTCCAGCTCGTATTCTGAAAGAAGTTTTTCGTAAATTGCGTCCGAAAAAGAAGCGGAGATTTTAGCAACGATTTCGTAAGGGTTAATTAAGATGTATCTAAGAGGAACCTTGTTATTAACAACTCCGTTTTCGCTCAAACCAGACAAAAGTTTAAAATCTTCTGCTTTGAACTTACCGTCGATACGGTAATAGAAGATATTTCCGCTGCGATAGTATTCGCGGAAGTATTGGTCCTTTAATTTCCACAGTTTGATCTTCTCAAACCACTTGGTAAAAAATTCTCTGCTGCGAGCAGTGCCGCCTTCAAGATAAACTTCTGTATTGGCGAACTCAGTAGCAATGTCGATAGTGTTTCTAACTAACGCAACGTTTGCGTAAGCCTTTTGGCAAAGAAGAATAGCGTCACGAATATCAACACCGTCTTTAGAGAACTGATAAGGAAGCAATCCTTGACTCAAAAGAGCATAGCGACGAATATTATGGTCTGTTCCGTTTCTTGGAGCTTTTGTATTTTGTCCTGTCTCTGTAGCTCCTTGAACTGCACGAGTATAAGACGCGTTAGAGACTTCTGTGAAGTAGGATTCGCCTAAAAGCTTTGGTTCGTAGCTATTATGAACAGGAAGCTGGTCGCTTTCTGGCTTTTTAAACTTGCTCCAATAGTCCGACTTCTTGTTATATGAACGCGACATATGATTATATAGTAAAAGTTACACTAAAAGTATCAAAAGTACTTTTATGACTTTCATTTTACCTTACGAAGAACGGAGTAAAAGTTTGCGCCTGTTGTTCTGGACAATCCATCATATCAAAATAAACTTTCATCATCCAGTTGCCTAATACCAAGCAAGAGTATGAGTCTTTGCGCGTTTTTTCCGCTCCGCTTTGTCTTTTAAGCTCTGGCGGAAGGTCAAAGCTTTGATGCCCATTAGCTGTCGTTGTTGGAATAATAAGAGAACACTGCGCTTTAACCAACTCGATCAAATCAGATTGATGGTCAACGAAATCAACCATCTTTGCGTCGTTCGTTTGATTATCTTCTTGATCACGGAAGAATTTAATCGTTTTAATTGGAATCACCTTGTTCTTTTGTGCGGTAAAATCGTTATCAACAGCTTCCGCAGCAAACAGCATCTTTCTATGATCGAAATTAGACTGCAATAACTCGTTGGCGTAACGAATCCAAGAGCTTGTTGGCACTCTAAGATAACAAATGCGAGTGTCTTTTAAATTATACGCTCTTCTTGCTCTGCGAATCTCGTCTTGGTACTTTTCAGGTGAGTCGAAATCAGCTTCAAACATTTTGATTTCAATTTTACTTTGTTTGAACACTTCGCTTTCGTTTGCGGCGTTGATAAACTGCACGCCACCGTTATAGTCGCCGCACATTCCAACGATATTGAAGCTATTCATCAAGTAAGCTAAGTAGTCTATGTGCTTTTTAAGATTAGTTCCTGATACAGCGTAATTATGAATAAGAATTCCTTTGCGATTAGGAACATCAAGCTTAATAAGGTTCATGGCAAAGTCGTCAGACGATTCATTCTCTGCCCATGAAGGGTCAAAGCTTAAAATATAATCGGAACCTTTCTGACCAGCCACTTCAATCGCTTGTCCTTCAAGCGGCTTGATTGTACACTCGTGCATCTTACTTAATTTGAAGTAGCCAGAAGAATCATCCATGAATCTAGAGCCGAATTCTCTCTGGAATTGCGACTCAGACATTGTTGATTTAGCTTGAGTCAACAAACTCTCATCGTAAAGACCGTGAGGAGCAACATCGTAAGCGAAATGCAAGATAGCTCTTGTTGATCCGCCTTTTCCATCCTTTTCTGGGAACTTGATAAGCGATTCATACTGCTTATAAAGTTTATACATATACTCAAACTGATAAGAAGCAGATGACAATACGATAATTTTATTGTTTGGCCATTTAAACCGCTCTTCTTCAGTCATGTCTCCTTTTGCAATGAGCTGAGTTTCCAAATCATATACTTCTTTTCTCTCTGTTGGGTTTTGAACAACAGAAAGGAACGGAATAATAACTTCGTTGAAGATTCTTTCTGGCATCAACAAGAACTCGTCAATCATCATACGGTGAAAACGAAAACCACGAAGCTTTTCGCCGTCGCCAAGAGGCAAACAAGTAATTTTGCTGCGACCAAACTCCATTGTCCATTCATCAGAACTCTTTGATACTTTAGTTATAGCTTGCTTTAAGAAAACAGCGTTTGGCTTGTCCGCGATCTCTTCAATCTTGCGGAAAATCATCTTTGCCTGACGAAATGTTTTACTTACAATACCAATGTGAACACCTTGATTCAAAATCGCGTCTAATGCAGCGAAAACAGCACAGGTAAAGCTCTTGGAGAGACCGCGACTCCACACCATCATAGAGTAATCTGTTTCAAACATCGTTTTGATTGCGAGATGCTGAAATGGAAACGGTTTTACGCCACAGATAATCTCAGAAGAGAATGAAATGTTGCTGCGTAGAAATTTATAAAGTAAAATCTTAGCTTCTCGCTCTTCTAGAAAGCCCTCTTTCTTTAAAATCTCTTCGTTTACTTTGTTACTGTTGTAAGTGCTTTTTCTTTTTTGGTCGCCAACGATCCAAGCCATAATTGATCCTTTTCTATGAAGTATTGAATGTCCGTTTCCCAAAGTTTTGGGCCACAAACAAGAAGTTTAGGTATTAACGCTATGCTATTTTTTCTGCTGCCCGAAAAAACAAATTGACAGTTCTTGTGGAACTCTTGTTGCAGCAAACGCATATTATGATATACGAATTTTAAGTTGGATTTGTGTGAGGTGAAGTCGTTGTTATTTTTAATCTGATCAAAACTAGACTCTACCACGACAAACAAGAAACAATCCATAGATTTGCATCTCTCGATTTCTCTTTTAAACCTATCAAAGTTTTCGCCAACTAAAGTGCTCTTAAAATCGCCTTCTGATTTTCTATCTACAAACGTTTTAGAGTAGTTTTGCCCGCCAACAGTATAGTCTCCAAAATCTAGCTTAACTTCTCTTTGATTTGGGAACTGCAACGGCTGCTGCTCTCTTGTATCAATGAAGATATTAACATTAGAGTAGTCAGAGTAAAAATCTTTGTGGATATTCTTTGTGAACATTGGCTTTGCGCCAATCTCTGAACAAACAGCAGAGTAAGA